TATTAAAACAAGAAAGTGGAATAATCTAGATGCTAATTACTGGTCGCAGTATGGAATTGGTTCTGAAATACTAGAAAGGTTTAATGTAAAACCTATTGAAGAGTATACATTTATCAGTACAAATCCTGACAAAAATAATCTAGTGATTAAAGGTAATTATATGTATGGTTACTTTACATCAAGTAATCAAGCATATAAAATATATAGACCTAAAGCTATTGACTATAAGTTTATTAAGATTAAAGATTACATTCAGGGTACTGATCAGTTGTCTTTTACTAAACCATATCTAGTAATCTGTAGTTCTCTTAAGGATGCTATGTGTTTACATGCCTTTGGATATAATCTAGAAGTTGTTGCCCCGGACAGTGAGAATAGCATCATTAGACCAGAGGTAATTAATTTATACAAACAAAAGTATAAGAGCATATGTACTCTTATGGATAATGATACTGCTGGTTTAAAAGCAATGGAGAAATATCAGCAACTCTATGACATACCATACCTGCATCTAAAGATTGAAAAGGATTTGTCTGATGCTGTTAAAATACATGGGATTGAAAAGATAGAACAGACTCTTACTCCTATGCTTAGAGCCTTATTAAAGAAATGAGTTGGTTGTATAATGGTGTTATGTTTACTGATGACATGATACCCGAAAATGCCGTTGGCTTTGTCTACATTATGGAAGCCATAATTAACGGTAAATCAGTAAGTTATGTAGGTAAGAAAAACTTTCATGCAGATGTAAAGACAAAGCTTAGTAAGAAGGCAATGCCTACAGATAAGCGTAAGAAGACCTATAAACGTGTACGTAAATACACATATCAAAACTATTTTAGTAGTAATGATATACTAAAAGAAGCTCATAAGAATGGCGTTCATATCAAAAGAGAAATCATTAAGATATGCTATTCTAAAATAGAGTTATCGTATCAAGAGGTAAAGCACCAGTTTATGTTTGGTGTACTTGAATCTGACTCTTGGTTAAATGGAAATATTCTAGGTAAATTTTATAAGCAAAACAAATGACAGAAGCAGAAATCATGGCCGCTATGCTGGCTATAAATGAGCAAGGAATAGAAATGGTAGAAGTAGACTTCTCCGGATCTGGAGATAGTGGTGATATAGATGAATGGAGATATTTAGATTTAGAAGGTGATGAGATATATCCCAATGACCAAGCTAAGGAAATAATAAAAAGAATTGGGGAAAAGATTATTAATGATCATTATGGTTATGACTGGTATAATAATGAAGGTGGTCGTGGTACATTGCATATTAATATCAAAGAGAAGACCTGGGAAATACAAGGTGTTCAATATGTAGAAGAACCTAACAGTGAGGAAGGTGAACTAACAAACATCCTTGACGAAATAAAAGAAGACTAATGGCACATCCCCATGAACACGCAAAAAGTTCTGTCAAAAAATGGGGTGGTAAACCAGAAGATTACACAGACATTCATGATTGGTTTGATGAAACTAAGGCCTGGTATGGTCATAGTATGCATCGTCTATTCCGTCATCATAGTGAGGGAATATTTGAATGTGAAAGAATCTTTGGTGCTTCATTCATCAATTCTGATGGTAAGAAAGTTTACACCCGTTATGTTGGAGAACAACATGTAAAAGAAGATTGCAATGGTTACATACCAAGTGCAAGAGAATGGATATTATTTATGAATAATCCACAACCATGGATGCTTAAAACATTGAATATCAATGACTAATGAGTTAGAGTTAACACCAGAAGTGTGCGATAGTCTTCTTATGATAATGCACAGTAGTGATAAGGATAATCTTATTGTTGCTGCCGAGATGATTAGATATATAGATGTAGAGGCTAATCTACCTTATTTATTAATTCTATATAAGGAATCTACTACTGAGATCCGTGCTACTGTATTTATGGAAACTATTGCAGAAAAACTGAAATATTGTTGTAAAACTATAGGAAGTGACTCTTCTACTATGTCTTATAATGAAATTTATCAGGAACTTAAAGCACATAAAGTTTCTCCAACAGCTATGGATTATTTCCTAGATAAGTTTTCTAAGACTATATCTGACAGCATGGTGAATTGGGGATTCAGTTTTTTGTCTGACTTTAAATTAAAACTAATACCAATTAAGAATGAATCATGAAGATTCACTGGCTAGAACCAGTAAAGAGCTGATGCTAAAAGAACCATTCTATGGTTTGTTTCTTATCAGCCTTAATAAAATATGGAACAAAAGAGTTCCAACAGCTGGAGTATCCAAACAAAATATTAATTATCAATTAGTTATAAATCCAGAATTCTGGATGTCTTTATCTGATCAGCACAAACTAGGTTTATTAAAGCATGAGTTACTGCATATAGCATTCTTTCATATTTGTGAAGAGCACATAGGCTATGACAAAATGCTTTGCAATATTGCAATGGACCTAGAAATCAATCAGTATATTGATCCTGCTAATCTACCTGATGGTGGTTGTACTATTAATAATGAAACGTTTGGCCCATTAAATCTTCCTGTAAAGGCTGGCTGGAGAGTATATTATGATTTACTAAAGCAAGAATCAGAATCAGATGATCCCAATGGTAAAGCCCTAAGAGATTTACTAAATGATATGAATGATGAGGGTCAATCCGGTGAACCATATTCAGGCAATGGTGACTTGAAACCAAACCATGATACATGGGGAGAGTTTGAAGACCTAAGTGAATCAGAAAAGAAGCTAATAGAAAAACAAACAGAGCATATCCTTAAAGAAATTGCAGAGCAAGTTAAATCAAGGGGTACTGTTCCTGGAGAGTTGTCTGGTATTCTAGAAAGAATTAATGTAAAAGAGCCACCAAAGTTTGACTGGAAAGCATATCTGAGAAGATTTGCTGGTGGGTCTAATAAAGTATTTACTAAAAAGCTGAGACGTAAGTTTAATAAAAGATTTGAGGATAATCCTGGTCTGAAAATTAAACAACGCAGGCATATACTTGTAGGTGTAGATACTAGTGGATCTGTTTCTGATAAGGAGCTGAAAGAATTCTTTCATGAGATGGACCACATATGTAAGACAGGTACTGATGTAACAATGATACACTGCGATACAAGCATTAGTTATATTGGAACATACAAGCCTGGTCAAGAATTAAAAGTACATGGAAGAGGCGGAACTAGTTTCGATCCTGTACTAGAGTATTATAACGAGAATGGAAATAAGTATACCTGTCTAATCTATCTTACTGATGGTGAATGTGATACAAATGTATCCGTGCGTGGCAGAATGCTTTGGGTAATATCTACCCGTGGCTCAATAAACAAATCATTAAAGGGACCTCAAATTAAATTAAACTAAGATGGCACAAGTAAATCTAAATACAACAGAGCTTAAGGGTTTTATTAATCATATTGTAAATAACAACAGATATCTGCAACAGAATGGAAAGATTCCTGTAGCTGTAGCTGTTGAGGGTGAGGCTGGTATCGGTAAGACAAGTACAATTCTAGAGATAGGTAAGGACCTAGGACTTCATGTTGTAAAGTTGAATCTTGCACAGATCGAAGAAATTGGTGACCTGACTGGTTTTCCAATGAAGGAATTTGAGATTAAGAAAGATGAGGTAACCAAATGGGTTCCTGAGAATACTCTACCCCTGTATATTCAGAACAAGTATGTACCAACAGGTGAGAAGAGAATGACGCATGCTGCACCTGAATGGATTCAAGGTAAGGGAGATGGTGGTATATTAATTCTTGACGACTATACTCGTGCTGATGCAAGATTCCTGCAAGCATGTATGGATTTGATTGACCGTCAAGAATATATCTCATGGAAGCTTCCTAAGGATTGGCACATTGTCTTGACTACGAATCCTGACAATGGAGACTATAATGTAACATCTATTGACGTTGCACAGAAGACTCGTTTCATTACAGCTAATTTGAAGTTTGATATTGATTGCTGGGCTAAGTGGGCAGAATCTGCTAACCTTGACAACCGTTGTATCAATTTCTTATTGTTAAATCCTGAACTGGTTACAAAAGAAACCAATGCTCGTAGTATTACTACATTCTTTAACTCCATTAGCAGCTTTGAATCTTTTGAAGATAATCTTCCAATGATTCAGTTTATTGCTGAGGGTTCTGTTGGAGAGACATTCGGTACTATGTTTACCATGTTTATTAATAACAAGCTTGATAAAATGGTGTCTCCCAAGTATGTACTATCTACTCAAAACTGGGATGATGTAAAGGCTAAACTTGTAGATACAATTGGAATAGGTGCAAACTACAGAGCTGATATTGCTAGTGTAGTTGCTACACGTATCATTAATTATACTGTACACTATTCTAATACAGAGAATGTAACAGATAAATTGATTGAAAGAATCAAGAATCTGATTACGTCTAATATATTCACTAACGATATTAAGTATCACATGATTAAGAGTATTCTTAATGGTAATAAGGTTAAGTTTACTAAGCTTATGATGGATACTGAAATCGTTAAAATGGCTGTTAAGTAATGAATATGGTATCAAAATTATCGGAAGAACAACGTAAGAGGCTTTCTTTTATAGAAGAAACTGCCATAATGTATAATGGGAATTATAAACTAGAGATGGTTCATCTCATTAATGCAGAGGTTTACAGTAAATTAGAAAAGCTATTTACTACATCAGTAGGTGTAGATGATGTAAAGCCTAAGATGAAGGCCTATGTTATTGGGAATGGTTCTCTAAAAATGTCTGACATAAAAGAAATATGCAAGAAGAGAGAACTAAAGATAACTACCGATATTAATAATGCAGATATTATAATATCAAATACTAGTCTTACATCTACGTATACAACAACTGCAGGTTGGTTTCCAACAAAAGCAATTCTTCATAAGCCTCATGCTTCGGTTTATCATATACAAGATATGAATAATAAATACCGAGAGGATTTGAAGCAATGGCTTAATGGAAAAGCTGAAAGTATTTCTAATTTTGATGATTATGCAAAATTAATAATACCTCAGGACAAAACCGGATATCAAGATTTTACGTATGAGGAAATGCGTAGAGCTATGTGGTTTATAACTGATGAGGGTTTAGAATTGCTGTATCATATCCTGGCTAAGAAGATTCCTATTGTAGTAGATACAAATCTATTTCAGTCTATTGAAAAGGTTACAATGGATTCTGATATGTATGATATGATTAAGATGATGATAAGAAGTACGGATGACGACAGAATTATTGCAATGCAAATGCTTTATAACTGTAATATAGATAAGTCTGCTTATCATCTCTGGAAACTAATGAAAGAAGACGGCAGTAGAATTTTGTATTGTAGAAATAGAAATACTAAGATTCATAAGTCTTTTATAGAAGCTACCCATAGAATTAGACATATAAGTGATTCTGATGCAGTTAATGAGTTCTATGAAATGGGTTGTTTAACAGAGGATATCTATAACGAGTTTGTGGAGAAAACTAGAAAAGATATAATGAGAGAACTGAACTACTACAGTAATTCACTATTCAATATATCTGTATCATCCTTAACCTATGAAGAATACTTACAATTAAAGGAGGTCGTTAATGCTTGATCTAGAAGAAAGGTTTTATGAAAATAAATTCTACTTTAGTTATAGTGGATTAAATAAGCTACTGTATTCACCATCAGTATTTTATAATCACTATATTCTAAATCAACGTGAGGATAGAACAGATGCACATCTTGTAGAGGGCAGGCTATTGCACTGCCTTCTGCTTGATGCAGAATCGTTTGATAAGCAGTTTGTTCTTTCTTCTGGGACTGTACCTACAGGTTCAACTAAACAATTGATAGACCGTGTATTTAAAAGTGCTGTAGAACAGAGGCGTACAGATGAATCAATGTCAAGTTTTCAGAGCGAAATACTTGACGTTCTTAAGGATATTAACCTGCACCAAAGGCTTAAAACAGATGAGCAGAGAATAGAAAAAATCCTGACGGATGATGCTATCAGTTATTTTGAATTCCTTAAGAATAGATCTGGCAAAGATGTTATTGATGAAGATACCTACAATAGAATGCGGGAATCTGTTAATGTCATTCGGTCTAATCCAATGGCAATGTATACTCTTGAAGGTATTGATGCTTATAATATCTCCAGTGAGTTAGCATTGCAAGTTGATATAGGAGACCGTCCATTTGGTTTAAAGGGTATACTAGATAGGTTAGTAATAGATGCTGCTGGTCCTAGAATCGTAGACCTAAAGACTACAAGTAAAACTATTGCAGACTTTAAAGATACTGTTGAGTACTATGGTTACTGGATGCAAGCAGCTATCTATCATAAGATGGCATGCGAGATGTATGGGTTTAATAAGAAAGGATTAGGCTTTACATTTCTAGTAATTGATAAATATCAGCAGGTTTATTCGTTTGATGTTTCAGAAATCACTATGTTATTATGGAGAGAGAGACTTGAAGAAAAACTAAATGTGGCAGAGTATCATTATACCAATAGATATTTTGCCTTACCGTATGAATTTGCAACTAACAAAATAGTATTGTAGATGGTAGATAGTGTATATAGTGAGTATATGCAAAAGTCTCGGCTTTTTATATATCCATTCCTGGATATAAGAAAAGGATCCGAGGCTGTCCCTATTGAAAGTTATATAAGCTGGACCGATAAGTATAGTTTTGATGACTATAAGCTTATATGCATATATCATCTTAGAGATGATGATGTGTTTAAGAAGTTTGAGAAACTAAAACTTACTGGTAATAAGCTGTTTGATTCTTATTACGAAACTGTAGAAGGCCAAGGTGCCTATGTATTTGACATGTCTGATCATAAATCAGATTGGAAACATTTCATGACTGGTTCTTATACAAAGCTCAGTACAAATGCTAAGAACATGATTCTAAAGTTCTTTATGACAAATAAGAAAAATTATCATGTTATTAATAGCTATTTGAATCCTGAGATATACTATGAGAACTATGCTAAGTTGTTGGATGTCAATGAGAAACTATTGAGAGAGGTAGGAGAATTGTGTTCCAAGCCAGATTTAGATAAAGAAACTTTGAAGGCTGAGATTAAATCTATACCTTTGTTTCATCACTTTTAATTTTAATAAACCAACATGAAACAAATGATGCTTATTACTTCCAGTTGGAAGAATGGTAGAACTTTTAAGATGATTCCTACTACGGATGATTGTCCTTATGTAGAATGTATCTTT